ACACCAAACAACGGCCTCGCGCTTCATGCGAGGCGTAAACGCACCAGAGTTTACAGCGTGGGTCGCAACCACGCATCCACCACCGCCGCCACCGCCGCCTCCGCTGTCACCGCTGTCGCTAGATGTTGGACGTGCGGGTGGAGCGGTTGAGGCCGCAGATGGAACCAAGTCGCCGCTTGGCGTCATGACATACTGCGTCGGGGCTGCGCTTACATCGTCTGGCCGCTCGTAACCGCCGGTTGACGTGCTATAAATCATCCCAGATGGCGCGGCCTCCTGCATCTCCGTGACGGTCGGGGTTTCAATCGGGTTATTTACACCGCCAACCTGATAAGTGTCATCAAGCAATATCTGGCCAAGCAATGTATTCGCCGCAATGCCAGTTACGCCTTCTTGGATGTCGTCCACTACCTGCTGGACAGTTGACGCTTCACTTGTGTCGGTTATCCCTTCGGCGGGATCTGTAATCATCGTGGAAGCCTGCACATTTGATGGCGGCAAATATGCCGCAGCACCCGCTGCGTCAACCATCTCCGGCGTTATCCCGTAGCCAGTTGATTGGCCTGTCGGGTCTTGCGCTGCTTGCGCGGCCTGATAATCGTAAACAGTTTGGAAGGCTTCATCGTATTGTGGGTTAGTTGGGTCGGTTGCCACGATTTGCTGCGCAATCTGAACCTCTGGCGGCGCGATATTGAATATCTGGTCATTAGGCTGGACGGCCAAATTTGGGTTAGCGGCAAAGCTAGTCATCTCGTAAGATACGTTTTGCGGCCCCGCCATTGCTTGAGCCTGCGCAATCGCCAGCTCGTTTTCGCGCTGACGCTCACGCTCCTGCGCACCTGTCATATATTGGCCATAGTCAACAGGCTGCTGGACGCGTGATCCGACTTGGCCGGTCACGGGATCAATGAAGAAGCTGTCGATAAACTCTTTCTGCGCTGGTCGTCTCGCCGCAAGCTCGGCAACAGATTGCTCGTACATTGGCGCGGCGCTGTAGCCAGACACGCCGCCCGCATATTGCGTTGGCGGGGCCATGCCGCCCATGACGTCTGCCTGAGACATCTGCGGCCCCAAGCCAAACGCGGATGCAACGTCAGCGGTCTGCTGGAAGCCCGCCTGCTGGAACGGCGTAAACGCGGCAACATCTGGCCCGTAATATGGAACGTATCCAATCTGGCTGATGCCTTCGGCCTTTGCCAAATTACGGCGCGCCGCCTCTTCAATGTATTCTGGGATCGTAACTGATGACGTTGTTGACCCGCCCTTGCCGCCTGACATTATTCAAACTCCTTCACATATGAGGCGTGCAGTGGCGTCCAGCCATGCGCCTTCAGTGGTTTCTTCCAGCCAAACCGGCCCGTCATGGTCAATGCAGAGCATCCTTGCGCTTTTGCCCATGCTATCACATCTTCATGCATTTCTAAAATCTGATCCAACTCGCCGCCGCCAAGAAACACGTTTAAAACTTTCTTCTTCGGATATACCACTATTTCGGTCACTATGCACCCCCTCGGCGTGGGCCAGAGCTGCATCGTTCCCTTGTATATACCTTCGGCCACGTCAATGAAGTCATGCGTGCCGCCGGAATACTCCAAGGCAGACTCAATCCAGTCGCGGCATCTCTCAAGCTCTTTATCCATGAAGCCTCGTAATTGCTAAAGTTGACGCTGGTATTGCTGGCACCGGCGAAGACGCTGCGGTGTAATTGAGAAAGCCACTTGTGCTGTCGATCATGTAATTCACTTCCAAGTAGTCATTCGCCGCAAGCGTGAATATCTGCGTGCGCGACGTGACCAGCGTGGCGTTGTTCTGGTGCAGCGCAGTGGTCATGCCGCTGTTTGCCACGTTGGTGCCGTTGACGCTTGGCCAGAAGTAGAAGTGAACAGTGCTGGCTGACGTTGATGATATTTGCGCCGAGAACGATACAACATATTGGCCCGCCTCCTCGAACACAATGCGCGACGCTGGCGTGCCTTGCGTGATGCCGTCATTGCCGCTGGGCGCGTCATATGTGAGCTTGTACGCCGTGTTGGCGGCAACAGGCGTGACGTCGGACGTCAAAATAAAGTCAGCGTGGCCGTCTTCCAGCACAACTTGCCGCCACTCGCCGTTTTTGCTGACAACAGGATACAAGTTTATGCGATCCCACATCAGCACGCCATCTTCTGCCGCGCTCTCGTCGCCCGTCTGCTGCACAAGCGGTGATCGCGTCTGGCCAAGATACAGCATCATGCGCCGCGCCCATGACTTCCAGTCATCGCCCTGCGGCTCTGGTGCGCGGTACTGCTGCGTCATCTACGGCCACCCGCAACAGCGTCAAGCCGGTTTATGCCAACCCGCCAGTCGGCAAGCCGTGCGCCGTCAACGCGCATACGCACCTGACGGCCCGTGAAGCGCATGCTGGTGGGGTTTGACATGCTAAACGGCCCGTATGACCTCTCGGTGCCGTTGGGATAGAAACGCGTCTTAAACGTGGCGCTGACATCGCCCTGCGTTTTCTCGTCGGGGATCATCTCCGTCACGCTGACAACGTTATCGCCGGAGCCAAGCATGATGGGGCCAGTTTCCGCAAACGGCGTCAGGCCGCCATACTCAAACCCGATCTCATGCTCGTATATCTTATTGTCAGACGGGTCGGCCATCATCGGCTGACGGAACGTGCCTGCGTCTGTTCCCGCCGTACGGGATAGCGTACCGATCGACCACGTATTTTCGACGTAGTTATATGCCACATAGCGGTCGTTTTCCGTGGACGCGCTGGACGGGTAGAACCACCATATCTCGCCGTATTGGCCGTTTGACATGGCAAACGCCTTGCTGATCTGCGCGCGGTTGATGTCGTTGAAAACGTAGTCAGAAACGTCGCTCTGGATCTCCTGCACGCCGCCGCCGGTGTAGGCGTAGAACGCATGCACGCCCATCCAGAAGCAGCCGACGTCCACGTTGGCGTATGCAAGCTTTGCAGCCAACCCGCAGGAAGAGCCGACGCGCTCAATGCCGTAGACGTATGGCGGGCCAATGTAGTTGGCGACATGCGCGTCACGCGTCGTCAGAATAAGCGTCTGGCCGCGCACGGAAACGCCCGCCATAATCTCGCCTTCGGTTTGCAGCTCAAGGTCGCCAGCCTCGTTTGTCGCGGCAGGCGTCCACGTCGTATTGTCTTCTCGGTCAGACCACTGCACAAGGCGCGGATTGCCGCCAGCGCCAAGGCAGAATAGGAAGCGCTCAGCCGTGACGACGATGCTCTTGTTATCGACAGGCGCGTTGGCGACTTGCGCGGCGACCGCGCCGGTGTTTAGCTGCCACTCGTAAACCTTGCCGTCGTCTTCGTTGTTGGCCAGAAGATACTGCCCCCACGCCTGCAAGTTCCACGCGGTGGCTGGCTGGATGCGTACAGTGTCTGGGCGCGCAACGCCGTATGCGTAGCTGCCGAACAAGCCGCCGCCGAAGCCGGTAAACGCTATGGCGTCTTCGCGGCCAGCAGTCAGGCCGACCGGCGTGATGTCGTATTGCACGCCGGAGCTATTGTAGGCGTAGAGCTTGTTATATGTGCCGGTGGCAATCCATCTGGCGTTGGTATTGTCTGACCAAGTAAGCATTCCGCGCGGCGTGGCGTTCGTGGCGGTGTTGGATCTTGTGCGCCAACCCTTGACCGGCTGCATCGTGCCGTCGATCCAACGGATCAGGCTGGCATCGCGCCAGCGGCCCATGCTCTGCAAGTCGGTGCCGTTGCGGTAAACCCCAGCGGGTACGTCTAATCTAATCAGGGCCATCGTTGCCTCGTTGGTGTTGCGCGCTTGCCGCAGTGTAACACATGACCATTTGATGCGCAAAAGGGCAGCGTTTTGCTGCCCCTAGCGTTTTCGTTATGCTGCGCGGCTATTCCGCGTCAGGCTCAAGGGCAGCTTTCAGCTCGGCCATGAAGCCCTGCCTGCCCATCTGAAGCTGCACCAAGTTAAACTGCGCAGATCCGATCTTCTGGTCTAGCGAATTGATGTGATTTATGCACATCTTTGCAGTGTCGCTCAGTTGATCTTCAGTGTATTCTACATCGTCAATCGTAATGACCTTTTTGTCTTCAGTCACGTTGATCTCCTTTCAGGTTATGCTGCTTCTTCAGATACCCAAGGCATTCCCGCAGCAGTGGTTGGATTAGCTATTGCATCAATCTTAGCAGCAATAGCAGCTTCAGTGGCATCCTTATCCACCGATCCGTGTACCCAACCCAAGACTATTTCTTGAGTCAAGTCAGCGTAAGGGATAAACTCTGCGGCTGATGGGTCTGGTGTGTATGATGTTGTTCCATAAGAACGTGCAGAAATTCCATCTGCGTCAGTGCCTAAGCAATACCAGTGTGCAGTGATTACAGCACCGTCTGATATTTCATGCTCCATGTTGGAGATAGACCAAGTGTAAGTGATAGCCATAGCTTTTTCCTTTTCCGATTATGCGTTTTCTAGGGCAGTTACCTTTGCCTCTAGGGTTTCAATCCGATCCATTGCCTCTTGCAGTGCCTTAACCGCTTTCATGTAGAGGATGGAGTAGTTGACTTGTTTGGTTGTGCCTTCTGCATCTGGATTATCAGGTGTTGCATCAGGTGTTTCAAACACAAGGCCACCCATGCCAGCCGCTTCAACTTCTTGAGCAATGACACCAATCATATTAGGCGCATCAAGATTGTCAGCTTTCATGCTGTACTTGCGAACAGTCAATGCCTTGATGTCATCCCACTGCGATCCACTATCAACAATGTTTTCTTTTAGTTTAACGTCAGAGATAGACCCGTAGCTGTTGTTAGTGTTTACTACGTTGCCGTTTGTATAAACTTTGAAACGACTGGTAGTATCTCCTGTAGCATTAATAAACCAATTACTGCTATTATTCGCATCTAAATCATTATCAATTAAAATCCCGTATGGTGATGATCCACCAGTGTTATGTACTATTAAAGCGTTATTACTCGCAGCAGGAACTACCAGATTCCAGTTAACAGTAGCAGTTTTATAAAACAATCTAGGATTACCATCACCATCCGACAGCACGATGTTGTTGTCTGAGGTGCGGATGTCCAAGCCGCCTTGGTTGCCGTTATATGCACCAAGGATAGTATTATTGGAGCCTGTGGTCATAAAATACCCTGACCCATAACCTGTTGAGCTTTTTGGCGCTCCAACAAAAGTATTACTTGTGCCTTCTGTATTATTATATCCTGCACTTTTTCCAAGAGCTAAGTTTTTTGAGCCAGAAGTGTTTGAATACAAAGACCTTTTGCCAAAAGCTGAGTTGTCACTGCCAGTATTAGAGTTTAACGCCTGTTTACCAACGCCAACATTGCCTGTGCCGTTTTCGATTTCAATAGAGCCTGACAGGTAGAGGTCTTTGAAGCGGACGCCTGTTGAACCTAGATCAATAGCTGCATCTCTATCCCCACCACCAGAGCCACATGGAAAAATCTGGTCAAGGTCACCAGCAATACGAAGGCCAGTGTCACCATTCTCAATGTGCAAACGTGAACTTGAAGTCCCAATACTCCCCACAGTGGAGCCGTCTTTGCGGAAC